ACCGCATCACGGTGCGGGGCGCTGCGGTAGGCTCGCCGCAGCGGCCACGGCCTGAGCAGAGGTTTGAGGATGGCAGCCGCCATTTCCTCATTCTGGCTGTCACCGAACGCGACCCGTCAGGCCAGTACCTGACCTGCTTTGCCAGAGAGGAGAGCCCGCAATGACCTATCGCGCAGGGGCGGCTTTGCAGGGGGCGGTGTATCAGCGCCTCAGCACTTGGGGCGGGTTGAACGGGGTTGCGGTGGTCGATGCCGTGCCGCCCGGCGCGGGGACGGGGACGTTCATTTTGCTGGGGCCGGAACAGGCCAATGATGAAAGTGACGGTTCTGGCGCGGGGGTGGCGCATATGTTTGTCGTAAGCATCATCTCGGATGCGGCGGGGTTTATGGCGGCGAAGGCGGCGGGGGCGGAAGTGTCTTTGGCGCTGTGCGAGGTGCCGCTGACGTTGGCGGTGGGGTCTTTGGTGGACCTGACCTTCGTGCGCGCGGTGGCCAAGCGGCTGAACACGGGCGAAAGCCGGCGGATTGATCTGACCTTTCGGGCGCGGATCACGTTTTAATCCTTAAAGTGATGGAGACTTATGATGGCTGTGCAAAACGGCAAGGACCTGCTGATCAAGGTGGATCAGACGGGGGAGGGAGATTTTGTCACGCTGGCAGGGCTGCGCGCCACGCGGTTGAGTTTTAACGCGCAAACGGTGGATGTCACCAGTTTGGAAAGTGACGGCGGGTGGCGTGAGTTGCTGGCGGGGGCGGGGGTGAAATCGGCGGCGATCTCTGGTTCTGGGGTGTTTCGCGATGCCAATACTGATGCACGGGCGCGCCAGATCTTCTTTGATGCCGAGATGCCGCAGTTTCAGGTGGTGATCCCCAGTTTCGGGATGGTGCAGGGTGCGTTTCAGATCACCTCGATTGACTATGTGGGGACGTATAATGGCGAGGCGACGTTTGACCTATCGCTCGCCTCGGGCGGGGCTTTGACCTTTGTGGCGCTGTGATGGCCAATCCATTTGCAGGCGAAGTGACCATCACTTTGGACGGGGTGCCGCATGTGGCCAAGCTGACGCTGGGGGCGCTGGCCGAGGTGGAGGTGGCGTTGGAGAGCGGGTCTTTGGTCGATCTGATCAGCCGGTTTGAAGCGCAGCAGGTGTCAACGCGCGATGTGCTGGCACTGGTGGTTGCCGGTTTGCGCGGGGGCGGGTGGCAGGGGACGGCGGGCGATTTGCTGCGGGTAGAGATTGGCGGCGGGCTGATGGGGGCGGCGCAGATCGCAGCACAGTTGTTGGCGCGCGCTTTCTCGGCCACGGGGGCGCGATGAGCGGGTTTGACTGGGTCGGGTTGATGCGGGTGGGGCTTTGCGACTTGCGCCTGACGCCGGACGTTTTTTGGCGGCTGACCCCTGCGGAATTGAAACTGATGCTGGGGGCAGATGGCGCTGCCCCTAGCCTTTCGCGCGCCCGGCTGGACGAGCTGGTGGCCGCTTTTCCCGATGGTAGAAAGGCACAGACCGATGACGACAATCGCAGACCTGACAGAGCAGATCACAGCGCTTGAGACAAGTTTGGGCGGCACGGCGGGCATGGTTTCCAGCTTTGATGCGGAACTTGGCAAGTTGCAGGGCAATCTGGCCTATACCGAAAAAGAGGTGGGGGCCTTGGCCAATGGCTTTGGCAACGGGCTGAGGCGGGCGTTTGAGGGCGTGGTGCTGGATGGCAGCAAGCTGAGCGACAGTTTGCGCGGCTTGGCCAAAAGCATGGCCGACACGGTGTTGAGTGCAGCCCTAAAGCCCGTGACGGATCAATTTGGCGGGGTCTTGGCGGGGGTCTTGGGCGGCTTTGCCAAGGGCGGGGCCTTTGTGCAGGGGCAGGTGATGCCCTTTGCGCGGGGCGGTGTTGTCTCGCACCCCACGGCCTTTCCGATGCGGGGTGGCACGGGATTGATGGGCGAGGCGGGGCCAGAGGCGATTATGCCGCTGACGCGGGGGCCGGATGGCAGTTTGGGCGTGCGCGCATCGGGTGGGGGGCAACCTGTCACTGTGGTGATGAACATCGCCACCCCCGATGTCGCGGGGTTTGCGCGCAGCCAATCGCAGATCGCAGCGGGGGCCATGCGGGCTTTGGCGCGCGGCCAGCGCAATAGGTAAAGAGGTTTTTATGGCATTTCATGAAGTCAGATACCCCGTGGGCTTGAGCATTGGCTCGTCCGGCGGGCCAGAGCGGCGGACCGAGATTGTCACCCTGGTGAACGGCTTTGAAGAGCGCAACAGCCCTTGGGCCCATTCGCGCCGCCGCTACGATGCGGGGGCGGGGATGCGGTCTTTGGATGATTTTGCGGCGCTGATTGCGTTTTTTGAAGCGCGGCGTGGGCAGTTGCATGGGTTTCGCTGGAAGGATTGGGCGGATTACAAGACCTGTTTGCCGTCGCAATCTGTCAGCGCCCTAGATCAAGAGATCGGTGTAGGGGACGGGGTAACAACAGTTTTTCAATTGAAAAAGATATATGCCTCGGGCGGTTCGACTTACACGCGCGACTTGGCCAAGCCTGTGGCGGGAAGTGTGAAGGTGGCGGTGGCGGGGGTTGTGCAGACCTTGCCCGCTGAGTGCACGGTGGAGGAGGCGCGCGGGATTGTCACGCTGAACCTGCCGCCCGCGCTGGGTGCTATTGTGACGGCGGGATGCGAGTTTGATGTGCCGGTGCGGTTTGATACGGACCGCATCAGCGCGTCGATCGCGAGTTTTCAGGCGGGGGAAGTTCCTGCGGTTCCGGTGATTGAGGTGCGACTATGAGCGCGTCTGCGGGGATTTTGGCGCATTTGGCGACGGGGGCGACCACGGTCTGCCAATGCTGGGCGGTGTCGCGGCGCGATGGGGTGGTTTTGGGCTTTACCGACCATGACCGTGATCTGGCCTTTGAGGGGATCGTGTTTCGCGCGGCTAGCGGGATGACAGCGCGGGCTTTGCAAACGGGCACGGGGCTTGCGGTGGACAATAGCGAGGCTGTGGGGGCGTTAAGCGATGCCTCTGTCAGCGAAGCCGATCTGATGGCGGGGCGGTTTGACGGGGCCGAGGTGCGAAACTGGATCGTGAATTGGCAAGATGTGGGCCAGCGCCTGATGCAGTTTCGTGGCACATTTGGCGAGGTGACACGGGCGGGCGGGGCGTTTCACGCCGAGTTGCGCGGGTTGAGCGAGGGGCTCAACCAAGTGCAGGGCTTGGCCTATCAACGCGCCTGTTCGGCCGTCTTGGGCGATGCGCGGTGTGGGGTGGATTTGGGGCGTGCGGGGATGGCTTTGGAAGCCCCGATTGCAGCGCGGGGGTCGGCGGGGGTTTACAGCGTGGCGGCAGTTGCGGGCTTTGCCGAGGGGTGGTTTCAGAGGGGGCGGGCACAAGTGATGACGGGCGCGGCTGCGGGGTTGGTGGGGTTGGTGAAGTTTGACCAAACCGAAGGCGTATTGCGGCGGCTGGATTTGTGGGTGGATTTTGCGCGCTCTCCCGCCGTGGGGGATGTGATCAGGTTGGAGGCGGGCTGTGATAAGCTGGCCGCGACGTGCCGCGACAAGTTTGGCAATTTTGCCAAGTTTCGCGGCTTTCCCCACATTCCGGGTGAAGATTGGCTGACGTCTTATCCGGTCTCGGGCAAGGCCAATGACGGCGGCAGCCTGTCGAAATGAGCGGGCGGTTGGATGTGGTGGCGCAAGCGCGGCTTTGGCTGGGCACGCCTTATGTGCATCAAGCCTCGACCCTTGGGGCGGGGACGGATTGCCTTGGGCTGCTGCGCGGCGTGTGGCGGGCGGTGATGGGGCCGGAGCCAGAGAATGTGCCGGCTTACACCATGGATTGGAGCGAGGCTGAGGGCTGCGAGGAAATGCTGGTGGCTGCGCGGCGGTGTTTGGTGGAAAAGCCCTGCGGCGCTGCACTGGCTGCGGGCGATGTGGTGGTGTTTCGGATGCGGGCGGGGATGGTTGCCAAGCATCTGGGGATTGTGACTGAGGCGGGCGCACAGGCGCGGTTTATCCATGCCTATACCGGCCACGGCGTCACTGAAAATGCGCTGACTGACCCTTGGGCGCGGCGGATTGCTGGACAGTTTGAATTTCCCAAAGGAGCATAAGGATGGCCACTCTGGTATTGTCGGCGGCGGGGGCTGCGGTGGGGGCGGGCTTTGGTGGGTCGGTCTTGGGCCTGTCGGGGGCTGTGATTGGTCGGGCTGTGGGGGCCACGATTGGGCG